TTCCTATATATCCAAGTCCACCGCCCACAAAAGAATAAATGTTATAGCTCGCAGCTCCAGTAACATTCGCCCAGTCTAAAAAAATTGGAGCTGCAGCTGTAGCTACTGTGCCCGAAAAAGTTCCAGAAGATGTCGCTAAACTTTCTTCTCCTGTTGCTGAAACTGCAGTGACCTGTACAGCGTAAACCGTAGGCCCAGCCGCACCGCCAGTTACAGTAATTGCTCCTGGGCTTGCTATAGTTGGCCCAGGTGTAAAATCTGTGAGCGTCCAGTTTAAATCAGAAATATATGAAAGCTCTTGAACGCGATCAGATGTTGTGACGAAAGTCATAACGTCTGCAGCTTGAGCATATCTTAAATACTGAAGCTCAGAAGCGGCGTATGAAGTCGCTAGAGAATAAACACGCTCGGCTGTGCCAGTAGGAACATAAACACCGAAGCTACTCGTATCAACAATGCTCCCGGTGTACATATCAACAAGCTCAAAAGTGTCTGTCGTTTCATTAAAAACTTTAAAGTACTTTCCATTAAGCTCGGTCATTCCAGCTACAGAAAGAAAAACATAATCTCCAGAAACAAAACCATGTGCTGCAGAAGTGACTACTCCTGGATTTGCTCTTGTAATTGCTGAAATGTTTTTAGCAGCCTCTTTTATGTACTTTCCATTTTTTAAAAATCTCATTCTCGTTTGAGTAAGAACCAGTACATAGTTTTGAGTCTCAGACTGATAAAAAGGAATGAGCCTTGAAATCCTATTAACAGCAGCGGCAAAAGGTTCGGGCAAATGCGGCTCGCAGTAAATAGTACCAGGACGAGTCGAAACAGAGCCGTTCGTATTTACAACCCAATTCCGACACGTCTTTAATCCCTGAGAATACTTTACTGTATCCGCTCTAGAATAAAGCTCAGGAGAGATTTCCCCTCCTGACATGCTACGCTGCGCAAGACTCGTCATTTGCCGTACATGACCTCAGCCGTAGGAATAATTTCTTTATCAGAAACAAATTCCATATCTGTAATCTGTAGTTCTACAGCGCGGTTGTACTCTGACTCAGTAGTCATCTTTACTTCCACCATAGCGCTAATCATCATTTTCTCACCTAGCTTGGGCATCTCTTTCATCCCAAGCTTTTCCATGGCTTCTTTATCCAAACGAATACATAACCCGTATGAATATTCGCCCATCTCTTCTTTTTCCATTTTCATATTAATCATTTTTATCTCCATCTTTGATCGAAAAAATCTAAACCAAAATCACCATTTCGAGCTTGAATAAACTCAGACTGAGGAATCTCTTCTTCCTTCTCTTCGTTTGCATTTCTTGCAGTAGCTTGAGTTCCATAAAACTGCGCAAGCTGCAGCATGCTGTTTGATATTCCAGGATTGTCCCCATTCGTAATGCTGGGAGCAATGTAGGCGGCTAATAAATAAGCAAAAGCCATCTTAAAATCAGACGGATACAAATCAACACTCGTAATCTTTACCGTGTACTCACCAATTGCATCTTCTTGATCCGTAAAAATAAGCTTACCTGCTGAATCCGTAGCGTTAAAAATACGATACGGCACTCTATTCTGCATGTTCGTGTTTCGAACATAAGGAGTGTAAATCTTCCTAAAGTTCAAACAGTCCGAAGGATACTGATACGAATACTTCCACTCATCCGTTTCAGGATTCGTAAAAGTCTCAACCAAACCAAGAGCCGCTTTCTTCCCGGCAAAAGGCCAATCAAAATTGCAGAGAATAATCTCAAGCGCGTTGTCGTAAAATATTCGGCAAGCGTTTGCTTCTGCAGTCCGCTCCGTGTCTAGGTTTTGAATCGTCTTACCAAAACCCAAATGCAGGAGCGCAAGATTTGCTATGTCTGTATTAGATGCCACTTTTAATTGATCCCCATGATTCTTATTGCTGAAGCCCCCAAATTTAGTATCTGAACTAGCTTGCCAATTTCTCCTAAAGAAGTCTCCAAAGGAACAGGAACTTCCGAGCCAGGCAGTGTCAAAGTGATGAAAACTTTTCCAAGCTCATCTTTTTGAATTTGAAGCGTTGCGCCACTCGTAACAAAAGTGTGCTTTATAGATAGCGTTTCCATTATAAACTCGTCCTTCCAAAATTATCGTTCCAATTAGACATTACAATAGAAGCCTGACCCAATTCGTCGTAAGTAAGCTCCTGAGAAATACAAAACCAATTAAGCGTATAACTCTTAATCCCTTGGGTCATTGAACCAGAATCATTTATGCCGCCTAAATAAATAGGGTTTGAATTAAAATCACTCGTTGGCGACTGAGGCTTTGTATAAACAGCTCCGTTCATTTGAAGCTCTCCAATTAAGCCTGAATCTGTGCCTCGCCTAGCAAAACACCAACGGCCAAGAAATCCATCTGGATTAGTGTCGGCTGTATTCACAGAAAAAGTAGAATACTCACCCCGAAAACCAAAACCTGTATTAATAACTTTTGTTGAAAAATAGTCTCCAGCCCCGCCACGCACTCCGTAAATCGCTGCTGGCGATCCAGATGGAGCGATTGTCTGATATGGATTATTCCAACTCACACAAACGTCTGCGTTGTTAATGTTTGGGACTGGATAATCCGGTGGAGTATAAAGTGTTTCTAAATATGCAGTCCCATCAAAAGTACAGCCGTCGACATCTAATGACACTCCGTAGTCGCTCATGACGACTAAATTTTTACAGTCCGTTATAAAAGAATAATAATCATACGGATCAAAAATAGCTAAAAAACCTATCTTGTCCCAAATATTAGATTTACCAACAGAGTCTATTTTTCCTTTTAGTCCTAAGAAAACATTGTTTCTTATTCCCCAGTCAAAAGCGTCAAAAGGAATATTGGCAAAAGCAAAATAGGCCAAAGCGTCCGGGTCGTAAGCGAACGAGTTCAGGTCAGATCTTTTGCGCCTTATTCTCATTGATTAAATCGAAGACTGAATGAAGCTGGCTGATATATTTAAAATTCTAGAAAGCTTCTGAAGTTCCATCAAACTGCATTGAATCGGCATCGGCTCTGTTAAAGCTCCACCACTCATGACTAAATAGAAATTGTTTTGTGCATCTTTCTGAAGTTCAACGCTAATTCCACTCGTCGCGAAACTCGCCTGTAATTTTACTGCTTCCATATTTTCCCCTAATTTGTATTGTCCCAAGATTGATTGAACGCTCTTAACGTCCTAGTTCTTCCGTCTCTACTTAATTCAAAAATTGCCGCGTTACCCGAAGATCCAGCGCCTCCCAATTGTGCAATGCCTCCGTTAACAAAAACCGTTAAGAGGCCGTCGTATTTTTGCGCAGTAATTTCAATACTGCCTCCGCCTCCACCGCCGCCTCGAAGAGTCTCGGACTCGCCGCCGTATGCATAAATAAATCCATTAGCGCCTAAGAAAATTCTAGATACAGAGCAAAATAATCCAGCCCCGCCAGCTCCAGGAGAGTTTGTCGTGCCTCCGTCGTCTGCACCGCCTCCACCGCCCCCGGCTCCAGAAATTCCAGCTCCACCATCAGCGGCGCCGGACCCAAAAGCCTGACCTCCCTGACCTCCGATTGGAAACCCATTGTAGGTAAAATCCTGGTAGAGTCGTCCACTTCCAAAACCACCCGCAATAAATGGCGCGCCAAACCCGCTTTGACCAGTGTCTCCATTGCCACCGGTCCCCCCAAAAAAACTTCCGTAACCACCGCCTCCAGAGCCGCCAACTCCAGGAGATTCGTCGACGGAGTTAATTCCTATGACACTGACAATGCCGCCACCAGACTGAAAACTAACCGTATCGGCCCAAAGAAAAATAGCATCCCAAGTGTACCAATCTGCATAAAGAGAGTTGATACTGATATTGTTATACTTGATTGGATTCGTGCGAGTTTGTTCAGAGCCAAATGTCTGGCTTATATTAACGCCGTTAGGAAGTGATGTCCTTGATGGAGCGGTTAACCCAGCATACGGACCAACCGCAAAAAGAGTGGCCTGACCAATCGTAGCGTCTAGTCTCTTTCGGCGTCGTCTCATAAAATTATACGTTACTAAGCGCTAGAACTCTTTCGCCAGTAAGTGACAATTCTTTCTTAATCTTCTCAAGATGAGCCTTGGTCTCTTGAGTCTGATACTTCACTTGATTCAACTCATCGTAAGACTGAGCAAGCTCGCTTTTAATTGAAGCAACTTTATCTTCTGCTTCTTTTACTAAATTAAAAGCCTTTTCAGCCGCAGCCTTCAAAGCCGCATCAATCTTGATCTTCGTAGAAGACTCAATATTTTTAGCTTCTTTATGAGCCGAATCAATCGCCTCTTCTGCTTTCTTAATCTCAAGCTTCTTTTGATCTAAAGCTTTTGAAGCCTCATCCGCCTCTTTGTATAAAGAATCTTTGCGAATCTTCGCTTCAGAAGCCGCATTTTCTAAATTTCCAATTTCTTCCAAAGCTGCAGCACAATCCATCATTGGCTTCAATCGATTGGCAAAAGTCTTTAGATCCTCTGCTGCTTTACTTGCGCTACTCATGCGACCCTCTTCATAAAAAGTGATGCGACCAAGTTTGTAGTTCCATCCCCACCCGTAATTCGAGGCCGAATAAATCTTGGTAACTCCGTAATTGCCTCAATCGAGGCAGAAGTTTTTGAAATCGCGTTACCTTGTGGATCAGTCAAAACCTGATAGTTCGTACCGTCGTTTGATCCTTCAATCTGAATCGTTCCACCCACTCCAAAAGTTCCTTGAAACTGAATAGATCGATCTGAATATCCAGGAATCGTCACTGGGTTTCCATCGTCTGTTAATAAAAGCCCGCTCCATGTAAATAAAAGAGCTGCATTCTCAAAGTCGTTTATTGTTGTAACGACTGCTGTTCGTGTTGCCATAAAATCCCCTTAAAAAAAGGGGGGCCATGAAGACCCCCCCAGTTTACTAAATGACGTCTTCGTCTAAAGTTGCGACAGAAGTCTCTTCCTCTAATTTCTTAGCCGGTCGACCGCGCTTTTTTAAAGGCGCTTCATCTTCCTCTTCTAAAAATTCAGAGACCTTAACCTCAGGCTTCATCTTCTTCATCCACTTGCCCATTTCGGACTCGTCTTTGATTTCGAAAACTTCACCTTTTCGTCTTCGCCGATTGTCGTAAAACCCTAGTGCCATTGCTTTTACACGTATCATTTAGTCGTTACTCCTATTATCTAATTACCGCGAAACCAGAAGCGTAGTTAGCTACCGCGTCGATTCCATGAATAATTCCAGCGGTAAAAGAACCAGTCGTTAAGTCACCGTTCGCTACTGTGTAGCGAAGCTGTGCAAAACGCTCGTTCATTGCGAGTGGCTGAATTCGAGCGAATCGAATTGCGCCAACAGCCGAAAGAGCTGGGAAAACAAACAATGTCTGTGTGGTCGTCGCAGATGAAAAACCGGAGTTGTCATCTGTTTCTAAAGTCACAGTAATTGTTGTGTTCGAAGACGAGTCCGTCATCGCTACGTCTACGTTACAAAAAATGTATAGATCCTCGCCCACTCCGATGTCTCGAATCTGGCTTAAATCCATACTGTCTGTCGAAGCTGCAGTGGCCGTAACCGCCTGCGCATTCGAAAATAGTGCTAATGCGTCTAAATACATATTCTATAATCTCCTTACGATACCACTGCTTCAGTGATTAAAAGTTGATCTACAATCTTCACGGGAATACCTCGGAACATGTAGATCGCTTTTCCATCTACAACTTCATACGTCAATTGACCCCCGGAAATAACATCCGCTCGGCGCTGAATATCAAGATACTCAAACACAGATCGGTTCATGTAAAATACAGGCTTACATGCATTCAAGTTCGGAATTCGATGAAGTGCCTTAATCATTGCCGTAGTGATCGCTGCAGGTGTGGTGTTTGAAATCAAGTTACCGGTATCGATGTTCGCAATACGAACAACGTATCTCCAGTCCTTAACACAAAGTCCCGCTCTCCAAATAAACTGATCTTGATAAGCTCGCATACGCGCGCCAGGAAGACCCGCAGTCGTCTCAACAGTAACTTCTCCAAGATCCTTATGCTGAAGACCAGCTTGAGAACCTTTAGGAAAAATACCGTGAACAGTCATGTCGCCCCAACCCACTAAGTAAATAGAAGATTGATCCGAACCTGACGCAGTTCCAGCCAAAAGCACGTTTTGTCCGTTACCTGCAGTTGTCGAAGAATAACGAACCGCAAGTCCGTTAAATTCCTCAGGTGCAATACCGCTGTTTCCGTAGATAACAGTCTGAGCCATCTCCTGAGACATTGCCTCAAGGAATGCCATAGACTCGCTCAATCGGAATCCAGCTACGTCATCAGCAAGTTCAGCAAGCGCACAATCTACTTCAGACCATGCTTCGAGCATCCCGCAGCCTTCGTCGATTTGCGCAGTGGTTGATTTGCTAGGTTGAACGCCTTGGTTAAGCAATCGCCAGAAAGTTTGCGGCAAACCAGTTCGAACCGAAGTTCGGTTACCAGTAGGCAAGTTTCCTTGAATGAAAACCATATCGTCCAAAATTGCATTCGTTTGACCAAGTAACTCGATGATTCGAGCTACAGAACCATTTGGATCATAACGCTTCGCCCAGTCGGCTAGGGTTAGATTCCCTGCTCCTAATAGTGCCATAAATTATTTTGTCCCTTCTTTTGGTCCGTATAGAACTTGTGCGGTCGGCTTCAAAACTGGTGCCGTCGTGGATTTACCCATAATCAGCTCGTCATTCTTCATCGCTCGCCCAACTCTTGCGGCCCATTTTAAAAGTCCTGGATTATTTCCAAGACCCGATTCTTGTAATTGTTTTTTAAAATCCGCGTCCCCAAACTTGTCCAACACTCGACTCGCTAGATCGACAGTTTCTTTAAACTTCTCTCCACCAAAATCTTTGTCGGCCTTCAGTTCATTGGGCCACGCTTCAATTGTTTTTTTAACCGTTTGCACTTGGCTTTCATGAAAAGCCTTCCAAGTAGAGCTGTCTCGTTCTAGTGCCTTTTGAGCCTCTTCTGGAGAAACCTTATTTTCCTGTGCCCAGGTTTTAATTTTCTCCACGTGCTCAACGGGTAAGAGAGACCCTTCGGGTATCTTTAGATCGAGCGTCTGCGGCTCAACCGGAATCGATTCCGTTGGTTTTTCTTCTACTGGTTTTTGTGCCTCCGCAACTTCCACCACTGGAGTTTCTGTTACGGTTTCCGTGACCACTGCAGTGGCCGTAGAATCTTCTGCTGTCATTTATTATGCTCCCTAGTTGATTGCATCATTTCCACAAAGGCCGATGCGTCGACCCTGAGGACTTCATCTAAAAACTTTAGCCCAATCGAACGACGCCCATTTACAAAGTGCAGCTCTTCGCTCGTCAGATGATTTGCCGTAAAAACATTGGCAGCTGATAATAGACGCCAAACAAATCGACGCCCTTCGGGTTTAGATAAAATAAACTTCAAATCGCTTTCGTGCTGAAGCTCTCTTAACTTTTCCTGCTTCTCTAGCTTTTTAACATCTGATGGATTGTTAATATTAATATCCACGTTAAACATGTCTCCATGTGGTTCGCTGAGTAATTCGAGTAATTAGCTGGCTACTAACGCCGTACTCTTTAGCTAGATCAATATTCTTAATCCCTTGAGATCTTTTGACCCTAATACTAGCAACGTCTTCTTCTGTTAGTTTTGCTTTTGAATTTAAAGACCCAGAAAATAAAATGTTTCTGCCCTTTAATTTTCTATCCAGCATATTGTCATCATTCGTTCCTAAAAATAAATGGCCTGGATTGACGCACGATGGATTGTCGCAGTGATGACAAACGAGCATTCCCTTAGGAATTTCTCCATTTATCAATTCCCAGATAACCCTGTGAGCTAATGTAGATTTGCTAATTTTTGTATTCAAAAGGCCGTAACCTTTTTTATTTTTAGCGGCGGTCCAATTCCAACATGAATCTGATTTTTCTACCTTGTCCCAAATCCTTTTCATACGGGTCCACCTGTGAGAGCGGTCAACGCATTGTCTCCGTCAGTAGAAGACTGCGCTAAGTTTTTCGCCGACTGAGACAAAGACTGAATCGCTTGCAACTGATTCTGCGCTTGCTGCGCTTGAGCCTGAGCCGCACGAATCTCTGCAACAGCGTCATCGCTTCGAATAATCCCAGGCGCAAGCCCAGTCATCTCTCCGTAAACATCTAGAAGCTGATCCGTATCCACCTTCTGAAGCGCTGCAGGATTCACGTTCGCTACTTGCAAAGCAAAGCCAGTAAAGCGCTCTATGCCTCCAACATTCAAAAGCTTCTGCGCCTGCGCAAAAATAGAAATGTAATCGACTGATAAATCCTGACCCTCAAGCTCAGGCGGTGGAGGGGGAATCTGACCAGCCTCAACCATGATGTTAAACACGTTATCGATGAGTGGATCTAAGAAGTCGTCATTGAATTGCTCTAGCACCGGGCCAAGCGTGCTCAGCCGCTCGTTATCCGCAAGTCTCGCTTCAGTCGCAGTAATGTCGCGATCATTTCGAAGCATACTCTGAAACAGATCTACAAAATAAGCCTGCTCAATTCTCTGTCTTACCTGATTCTGCTTTCCTTCAATTTCAAAAACTCTTGGGTCCACTTGAATCGCAGGACTAAACGGAGTCCCACCTGTCGACGTATCCGTGTAAGTAATTCCTCCTGGAATTAAAGTCGCTTTAGTTCCACGAAGACTGGTCGGCCCTTTCATGGGCGGCGCGACTATCTTCTCAAGCGCCTGCGCAATTCGACGCTCGGTTGCTTGCAACTGACGAACATCCCCAAGCGCTACCATTCCAGGACAATCCGTCCCGTAAGAATCTTCTCCGTTTAACTCCCAGCGTGGAAACAAGCCTGGAAAGAAATCATATCCTTTTTGAGATAAAAACTTCTCAGGCTCCATCATTGGGCCAGATAAATAATTCCCGCCGCCGCGCAGTTGCACTCCACTTTCGTAGTAACAACTCAAAAACTTTTTATACTTAGACTGCAGCTTTTCCGGGTCATAGTCAGGATTCGGCTTGATAATATGCGCGACCTGTACCCACTGCTCCGTATTTCCAGTATTCCAAAGACCGCGCACGTAAGTAGATATATTCGTCCAATCAATCTCTCTCGTTTCTGGATTAACCCCGAACTTCTCTACAATCTGACGCACCGTCATCATAAAAGTGCGCGTCATCGTATCAACAATCATTCGCTGATTATTTGAAATCGAAAAACTACCAAGCGGTAAAGCCGTGAACCTTACAGTCGTATCAATGTCCGGCTCTAAAAATACTCCAGCCGTCGCATAGTTCCCCATGTTGCCGTAAGTAAGAGGGAGAACTTTGTACAAATTCGATTTGAAGAACACCGTCGACATTCGCTTGGTGACTTCGTAAAGCCAGTCCTTCACCGGGTTGTACTCGGAAAGATCCAAGTCTTTAATGGTTAAACGAAACCACTCTCGAGAAGGAGGCGTTATGCCGGACATCATTCCAGCCTGCAAAGTGCGAAGGGCAAGCGTTGCTGTTCCATCAATAATCGATTGGTTTCTTCGATCGCCCTTGTTCACGTCAGAGACTTCGAACCGAGCGCGCCTAGGAGAAACAAATCGAGA